GAGCGGGCCGCTTTCGGCGTAGCAACCGTTATCTTTAAACGGGCAGGTATCAGAGCACGATAGTGCACTTGTGGTCGATACCGGTATCGGGCCGGTTTTCGCATTGGCGCTTTTAAGGGTTAGGTGAACGGTTTTCATTGTTTTAGGTCTCCGCACGGGTTTTCAGATAATGCGCCGCTTCGGCGCGCGAATTGAATCGGCCGCCGATCGGCGTATGGTGCGGGCCGCGCACAATAAACCATCCGCGCAAAAGCTTGTTATAGACAATTTTCAACATGGTTTAGCCCTTTCCAATAATTATCAGGCCCGCGATTAGCACGGCCAGCGCGACGGCGCCTCCGATCAATTCGGGCCAGGTCACGGCGCCCGTGATAATCGCGACGCAGGTAAGCGCCGCAAGCGATCCGGCCAAAGCGCCGGCGATTACAGGTAGTTTTTGCATTTTGTTTCGCCCTTTCGTTTGACGGCCCGCCTGCGCGGGCCTTTGGGTTTTTAGACTCGGAATTCCGGATGATTGCGCAGGCCCAATTCATGCGCGACGGCCATTAATTCGGCCATGCTGCGCGCCGTGCGGGCACATCTGACAAGCGATGAAAGGCCAAGCGCGGCCGATTCGACGTTACCGATCGCGACGTGCGCGCGGATGGTTTCGACTTGTTTTGTTTCAAATTTGGTCATTTTGTTTTCCCTTCGTTTTTAATTCGCTTGGTAGCGGCCGGCGTCATATTGGGCCAATACTGCGCGGCCAATGGAAGCTTCGTTTGCATCGTTTCCGAATACAGTGACGGTGCCTGAAATTCGTCGCACGGTATCGACAAAATGCGCCGTCACGTTGACAAAAACCGCGTCAATTGGATCAATCGTGACGTCCGGAAAAGTTATTTCAAGTACTTGCGGGGCGCCGTAATCGCGGCCGGTTTCATATTTGATTGTCTTCATTTTGTTTTCCCTTCGTTTTTGGTTTATCGGTACTGCAGGATCTTTATAGCATAGATTCTTTTATAGTGCAAAAGATTTTTTTATGTGGCCGTGAAAATAATTTTTATGTTGTTTTGTTGATAATATTCTTGGGTCATTTGGGTCATGTTTGGGTCATTGTCGCGGGACAAATGACCCAAGCGAAAAGCAAGGCGCTGCAAGCGTTTTGGGCCGGTTTGGGTCATTTGGTCATGTATTCTTTAGAACTCATGAAAAGTAATAGATATATATATAGGGATGCGCCGTGACGAGCGCCGTTAAACAATCTGTAGCTGCACTGGTAGCGATTAAAATTGCGTGACCAAATGACCCAAATGACCCATGACAAAGTGATAACATTATGCCGTCGATAAAACCTGGCCGCCCGGCGTCAATTCGGACGCGACATTTTCGACGCCAATTAACGGACGCGGACGCGGCCATTTTGGCGCACGCGGGCCAGGGTGATATCAGCGCCGGGTTTCGGCATTTGATTGATTTTTACTGGCAAAGTGTTAATTGTGCTAAAGACAATATTCAGCCTGAAAAACAATCTGTAACGGATGAGGGCTAAAGGGCCCGCCTGCATTCACCATTCTGAATTCAGAATACCGCCCTCCGCCCGCCAGCAAAGGGCCCCTCCGCCTGCGCCCGCTCGCCTGGTAATTTGCGCGCATATAACGTACGTTATGTAAAATGTTTATGGCCGCCTGCATTTGACATAATGCATTGTTTTGTCGGCAATTTGTTGTCAGATTGATAGGGGGGGGAGGGGGTCTGCTGGCTCTTAATTTTTGCGGGAGCCCCATCCCCACACCAAAAAGTAAAACGGCCATAACAAAAAAGTTGACAGCTTCCAGCGCAAAAAAGAGAATGCGCACAGGCGCTGATGCGACAGGACGGCAGTGGCATACCGCACACGGTCATGGGGAATGCAGCATCGGCGCCCACTTTCCAGCCAGGAGACAAAGTGCCCGCGCCAATCAAAGACCCGCCGTACGTGCCGCCAGCGGTGCTGCCCAAGACCGACAATCAGCGCATCAAAGAGTTGAAGCAGATGCTGATCGAAGGCAAGGGCCAGGAGGTCGTCCAGAAGGTCATCCAGATCGCGCTGGAAGATGGCCACCCCGGCCAGATGGCCGCCTTGAAGCTCTGTATGGAGCGAGCGCTGCCGGTCAGCATGTTCGAGAAGACCGCCGCGCAACGGGCGGCTGTGACGATCAACATCACCGGCATTGGTGGGCCCGACAGCCCGCCCCAAGCAGACATCATCGACGTGGAGATGAAAGATGGATGAGTACCTAGCCAGTCTGGGCTTGTCGCCCGGCGAGCTCAATAAAGTGCTGTACCACCGCGCCAACATGGCCAAGCCGGGTATGGACGCCGAAGGCAACCCCATCACCATCTACGCTACCGGTATCCAGATACCGTCAGGCAAGCTAAAAGGTCAGTTCGTGTCCGTCCCCGGCTTTGTTGGCGGAAAAGTAATCGACAGCGAAAACGAGCTCTGGAAAATCTGGAAGAAGGACATCGAGGCCGGCAAATGGCCGGTCTACCCCACGTCAGAAGCGCTAAATGCGCGCGACGCGTGGCTGCATCAGGTGATGGAGCGCGACATGCAGCTAATGCGTGCCAAGACGACGCCGGCCGAGCCGGTCTACTACAAAGACCCTTTTGGGCTGCCTGACTGATGGCGGATCTTAACTTTCAGCTCCTGCCTTGGCAAAAGACGGTCTTTGAGGACAAGACGCGCTTTAAGGTCGTCGCAGCCGGCCGTCGGTGCGGCAAATCGCGTCTGGCAGCCACTACCCTGCTGATTGAGGGGCTGCGCTGCCCTTCAGGGTCAGCGGTGCTGTACGTGGCGCCTACGAACGGCCAGGCACGGCAGATTATCTGGAACGTCCTGCTGGACTTGGGGCGCGAGGTGATCGCCAACAGTCACGTCAACAATCAGGACATCACGCTAATCAACGGCGCGACCATCTATGTGAGGGGCGCGGATAGGCCCGACACGCTGCGAGGCGTCTCGCTGACCTACGCTGTGCTCGATGAGGTGGCCGACATCAAGACAGAGGCTTGGGAGCAGGTCATCCGAGCCAGCTTGTCAGACAAAAAGGGCCGGGGGCTCTTCATTGGCACGCCCAAAGGGCGCAATTGGTTCTACGACATCTTCAGACTAGGCCAGTCTGGCGACGACGAGGACTGGAAAAGCTGGCACTTCACGACCAAGGACAACCCGCTCATCGACCCCAAAGAGATAGAATCGGCCAAAAAGACCCTAAGTACCTTTGCGTTCAAGCAGGAGTACATGGCCAGCTTCGACAACGCGGGCTCGGACGTCTTCAAGGAAGACTGGATCAAGTATGGCGAAGAGCCCGACTACGGCAGCTACTTCGTGGCGGTCGACTTGGCAGGATTCGAGGAAGTTGCCAAACAAGCAGCAAACTCCAAGAAACGGCTGGACGAGACGGCCATTGCGATCGTAAAAGTGACTGACGAGGGGCAGTGGTTCGTCAAAGAGATCCAACACGGGCGCTGGGACATCCGCGAGACGGCAGCGAAGATTCTGATCGCTATGCGCGACTACCGGCCCTTGTCGGTGGGGATCGAGCGCGGATCGCTCAAAAACGCGGTTTTGCCTTATCTTAGTGACTTGATGAGGAAGAATAATGTATATTCCCACATCATCGACCTGACGCACGGCAACCGTAAGAAAGCGGACAGGATCATCTGGAGCCTTCAGGGACGCTTTGAGCACGGCCGGATCATCCTAAACAGAGACGAAGACTGGACGGAGTTTTTAGACCAGTTGCTCATGTTCCCCGCCATAGGCGTGCATGATGACTTGCCCGACGCGCTCTCGTACATCGACCAGCTGGCCGTGACTAGCTACTTCGAGGACGATGCCAGCGACGATTGGGAGCCCATAGACATCATCGCGGGATTCTAAATGGATCAGAACGAATTCGATCAACCCACAGAAGCCGACAAGGAATTGACGGCTTTTGTCGTTGACCACTGCAATCGCTGGCGCGACTGGCGCGACACCAACTATCTATCGCTCTGGGAAGAGTACGAGCGCATCTTCAGGGGCGAATGGGCTTCGGAAGACAAGACGCGCGAATCGGAGCGCTCACGAATAGTCACTCCAGCAGCACAGCAAGCCGTCGAGACTCGCCACGCGGAGATCATGGAAGCGATCTTCGGCTCTGGCGAGTTTTTTGACATTGAAGACGACCTGCAAGACGTCAACGGTCAGACGATCGACATCGAAGCGCTACGCGCTCAGTTGTCTGAAGACTTTAAGAAAGACAAGATCAAAAAGTCGATCGACCAGATCGAGCTCTTAGCTGAAATATACGGCACAGGCATTGGCGAGATCGTCGTTGGCATGGAAACCGAGTACATACCGGCGACGCAACCAATACCAGGTCAGATGGGACAAGCGGCTATCGGTGTGATCGAGAAGCCGCGTGTGGCGGTCAAGCTGGTGCCCGTCAACCCTAAGAACTTCCTGTTCGACCCCAACGGCACGACGGTGGACGACTGCATGGGTGTGGCCATTGAGAAGTACGTCTCCATCCACAAGGTCGTGCGCAACATCGAGCGGGGTATCTACCGCAAGGTCAACATCGTACCGACCTACGAGGACTCGCAGCTAGAGCCTACGCAAGAGGTACAGAACTATCAAGACGAGAAGGTCAAGCTGCTGACCTACTATGGTCTGGTGCCGCGCGAATACCTAACCAAGCTCGAAGAGATGGAAGAAGGCGGCAAGATTGAAGAGCTCTTCCCTGAAGACTCTGCTGCTGAAGACTATCAGGACATGGTCGAGGCCATCGTCGTGGTGGGCAACGATGGCATGCTGCTAAAAGCAGAAGCCAATCCGTACATGATGAAGGACCGTCCGGTCTTGACGTACCAAGACGACACGGTGCCGAATCGTCTGTTGGGCAGGGGTACGATTGAAAAAGCGTACAACATGCAAAAGGCGATCGATGCGCAGGTACGCAGTCATTTGGATAGCCTGGCATTGACAACCTCGCCGATGATGGGCATGGACGCCACTCGTTTGCCACGCGGGGCGAAATTCGAGGTCAAGCCGGGCAAGGCGCTGCTGACTAACGGCAACCCGCAGGAGATTTTGTATCCGTTCAAGTTTGGCCAGACAGGTCAAGAGAACATCACCACTGCCCAGACGTTCGAGCGCATGCTGCTGCAAGCCACTGGCACGATGGACAGCAACGGCATGGTCAGCCAAGTCAGCCGCGACGGCAACGGTGCTGCGATGTCAATGGCGGTGGCCACCATCATTAAGAAGTACAAGCGCA